CACTGCGCCGCCGCCGTCGCGGAACACGCCAGCCAGCAGGTCTTGCGTCCATGCACACTCCGACGTGACGTCGGTTTTGGTCATAGTCAGGTCAGCGCCAGCGAGGCCGCTGTCATCGGGGATCACCTCGGCGTTGCCAATCTGCGCCCACAGCGCCGAAACGCTGGAGGCATAGGCCATCGCAAGCAACTCCTGCGTGCGCAACCCGCGCACCACATCAGCCACAGCAGCCCGATAGTTGCGGGTGAACTCTTTGACTTGCATCTGTTCGGTGGGGGTCAGGTCAGTAAATGCCATGTGTCGTGTTCCTTCTGCTAACGTCTCTACTCTGTCCGGGATCCTCCAATCCGTCCGATCCCGTCCAATCCGTCCAATTTCCACGCGCTAACAGGCCATTATCGCGTGGAAAGGGCCAGGCGCACCCAGCACACCCGGCCCCTTCTTTCAGCTCGTCCCGTACCGCACGCCCAGGCTCACATGCAGCCAGGCCGTGTTGACCGTGCCCGTCTCGTCGTAGTTCAGCGTCAGCACGTCGCCGGCCGCGAACGTAGCCACGCCCAGGGTGCCCGTGCGCCGCGTGTCCGCCACCCAGCCCGTGTCAGCCGTGCCCGTGCCGATTGTGCCGATAGCCGTAGTCAAAGTGCCAGCCTGCCCGCCGTTCTGCAAGATCAGCAGCAGACCGGTCCCGGGTCCCGCCGTGATCGTCGCACCCGGCACAGCGTACATGCTGACCACCTCGCCAGCCAGCGGCGCCACCCACAGGGCGAACGTGTCGTCGCCCATGTCCCCGGTAAACGTCTGGTTCACCGGAAACTGTATCTGTGATTGAAACATCTCTCTCTCCTTACTCGCCAATCCGTCCGATCCCGTCCGATCCGTCCGAGACCGTCCGATCAGGCTACGGCGCCGTCGCGTCGCTGGTCATCTTCACGCCCCAGGCCGGCCGCTCGCCCAGCCCGTACGCGTAGACCATAGTCGCGTTCAGCTCCCACGCTCGCAGGGATGCATCACGCTCCGGTTCCAGCCGGTACGCCCGGCGCACGTCGAACGCAATCGCCTGCGGCGCGAACACAGCCGAGATCGCATCCGTGCTGCTGTCGATCGCGATGTTCGCCGAGGTGTAGACCGGCACGCCCAGATAGTTGGCCATCCAATAGTCCCGCAGGGCCTGGCTGGTCATCGCATCCTTGTTGGCGTAGGTCGCCGCCGGCACGCCCGTCTCCAGGAAGACATCGTGCCAGTGGTACGGGTGCAGCACCGCGCGCAGCGCGCCGCTGGGCGCATAGGCCGCCCGCAGCGTGCTGATCGCATCTGCCATGATCGTGGTCGAAAACGCGCTGTTCGCCGTGCCCGTGTCGGTCGTGAAGCTGCTGAACACGCCCACCAGGTCCGTGTCGACCTTCTTGGCAGCAGCCTCGCCCAACTCCTGGGCCGCCTGCGCCCGCGCGTTATCCGGGTCGCTCTCGATGTTCGCATCGGTCAGGATGAACTGCGCAATAACCTCGCCCGGCGTCAGGGTCCCCACGCTTGACTTGCCGAACGTGGTGGGGTTGCTGTAGTCCACCGCGTCGGCCACCGTCTCGTAGGAGACCTCCGGCCGGGTAGCAAAGGCGCGCGTCATGCGCCCCTGTGCGCTGTAGTTGCTGACCAACGAAGGCATCAAGCCACCCTCACGTGCCACCAGAACAGCATCCTCGTAGATCGATGCGATAAACGAGCTGATGCTGGTGTACTGAGTGATTGCCATCGTCTGTTACTCCGTAGAAGTTGACCAGAACACTCCGCCGCCCGATCCGCCGAACACATTGGCGCCACCGCCCATCCCATAGATGCGCTTCAGGCGCTCCTCCGTGCTCTGCCCCGGCGCGCCGCCGGCCGGGTTCGTGGGCGAGATCGTTCCAGTCTTAGTCGCCAGGTACGGCTTGGCTGCCAGCAGGGCCTTTAGCTCCCGCTCCAGCCCGCCAATCTGGCCATGATCGTCGATCTCCAGGGCCGTCTGATCCAGCAGCCGCACCGCGTCCTCTGGATCGTTGAAGCCCGCTCGTGCCGCCGCCGAGACCACCTGCGTGCGCAGGAGTTGCTGTGTGCGCTGCTGTTCAGCCGTCGCCCGTGCCTGGCGTTCAGCCTCCAAATCCGCTTTCAGCTTCTCCAGCTCGGTCATCTCAGATCGTCGCCGCTGCTCTTCAGTCTCCTCCGCCTGGCGCAGCTTCGTTCGCCACGAAGCCGCCTCCTTGCGCAGGGTCTTGACCTCTTTCAGCAGCGCCTCGATATCCGGCGTGCTCTGCTCCGCCCCTGGCTCCTGGCCCTGGGTCGTCGTCTCTTCCGTTGTGGGCGCCTGGCCCGTCATTGTGGGGTCCATCTGTGCATTCATCTCCTGGATGTGCTGCACGCTTTCAGCATACCATACTGAAAACGTGAATGTCAATACCTTCTCGAAACCCGGTTTTTTCCGCAAAACCGGGTTTCTTCTCTCTCCAATTTCCAACAGCTAACAAGCCCTTATCGCCTGTAAAACTCCTTCGCATCCTCGCCCAGCAACTCCTTCAAGCTCGGCATCACACGCATCAGCCCATACACACCGTCTTCATGCTCTCGGCTGAAATCGTCCCAGCCGATCCGGCCCGCCTGCCACGCATCCCACATCGAGCCGCCCATGTACTGCTGCTGCTGGGCCGGCGTCAATCCCTCGAACCAATCCCGGCCGCTGCCCACCTGCGGCCGCGTGTCCGGCAGACCAGGAAAGCCTAACTCTGACCAGCTCTTCGTCACCGGCACCATCGCACAGCGCCCATTGTGGTGATCGTTCAGGATCTCGTCCGGCTTGTGCAGCGTCCCGTGCATCGCCACGCAGCTCATGCACACCCTGTCGTCCAACGACGCGTGCCAAATCCAGCCGCCCACGATATCGCTGTTCGCCACGTAGCTCGCCCGGTTCGCCTCCCGGTACGCCCACAGTTGCGCCGTCCTGGCCGTCCGCAGCGCCCACGCCAGCCCCTGGCCCAATTCCCGGCTGATCGCACTGGCGATCTTGCGCGGGTTCCAGCCCAGCGCAATCCCCAGCAACAGCCGCCGCTCCACCTGGCTGGCCACCGCCTCGCCGAGCTGCGTCACCAGCGACTCCCGCAACGGCGAGCCAGGCGCCAGGAAGCCCATCATGCGCAGCACCGCCTCAGTCGGCAGCCGGTTCCACTCCGCCCGCAGCGCGCTGGCCATCGGCTCCGGGATGCCCGCCAGCGCCATCTGCTGCGCGTGCTGCAAGCCCAGCGCCACCTGCTGGGCAATCTGCGTCTGGAGGTCCGTGTCCACGAACGCCCCGAAGCGCCCGATCTCGCCAACAATCTGCGCCCGCAGCGACTTCCAGCGCGCCAGCCTGGCCACCTTCCACGCCTTCGGCTCATCCATCAGGCTGATCTCCGCCGTCAGCGCCTCGATCATCACCTGGAGTTCCTGCACGATCTGGCCATACGCCTGGACATAGCGCACAGCCTGCCGCCGCTCCATCGCCAGCAGCGCCCGCCGGAACCGCTCAGCCGCCTCCACAGTCGGGTGCTCAGGCATCGCTCAGCAACTCCTTGCTCACCCAGCCCAGCACCGCCACCGGGATCCACCCGCCGTCATCCACGCCCAGCCGCACAATCCTGACGCCCGGTTTCAACGTCGCCACCACGGCCAGATTCGCCGACGGCCCGCTGCGCAGGTTCGCTCCGCTGGTTGTCAGCGCCGCGTCCATATCCGGCCGCCAGCCCGTGCCGTCCTCGATAGCCTGCAACACCGTCATCTCGCCAATCTGTAGGGTCATGTCGCCACCTTCCGCAGCTCCGCATGGATGTTCACCAGGTCAATCCCCAGCGTGTCAATCTGCCACTTCCTGGCCGTGTAGAAGCCATACTTCTGGCCCCAGAACGTCCTTGGGTCCAGGTAGTGAAAGCTCTCCGGGTGATAGCAGCGCACATGCGTCGGGTCGATCACCGCGTTCGGCGCGTTCCACATCGGCGTGCGCACCACAGCCACCCCGCCCGGCCGCAGGATGCGCCAGCACTCGTCGAAAAAGCCGATGAAGCCCAGGTGCAGGTGCTCCAGCAGGTCCTGCGCTAGGACCCGCTCAAACGTCCCATCAGCCCATGGCCATGGCGTCCGCTCCAGGTCCCACGCCACATCTACCCACGGCCCGTGCTGCACCAGGTCATGGTTCACCGCGCCGCCCATCGGCTCATTGCCGCAGCCCAGGTTGAGGATCATAGCACCAACGGCTCCGCCCGTTCCCAGCTACGATTGCCCCACGCGCTCTCACGCTCTCCGATGTGCTCCGTCAGGTCCAGCGCCGCCAGCTTGTAGCCCCTGGCCTGCAGATCCCGGCACACCGCCATGTCCTCCCCGCCCGTCTGGTCCGCCAGCGGCCCGATGATCTGCCGCCAGTGCCGCGCAGGAAACGACCACGAGCTGCCCGGCGCCGTCGCCCGCATCAGCG